AAAGGGGGCTGACGCCTGCTGTCGGACGCCGCCCCCTTCAAAGGCTGCGATGTTGAAGGCATCTCAGCGGTGATCAACCGCCTATGCCTAAGCTGGCGCGCCTGACTAGGCGCCAGCCGCCTTCCTCGTTGGTCCTTTCTTGTCGATCGATTTGCCCTGAATGAGATTCAGGTACGATTGAGACAACTTCAGCGCATCGTCCGGCTTAACGTTCGGCCGAATCATCGCCAGCACATTCTCAATCGCCTTCTCCAGCTTCTCGTCCATCAATACCACCCCACCACGTCCCGTATGCTAAACTCCGGACTGCCAGCCTTCGCTAGTTTCCGCTCCTGCTGCTCCCGCCACAAAAAACTCCCATACTCAGGAGTTTGTCCATTTTCCTCGCTGCTGTCAATTCTAGAACCAGCGCTGTCCGTGGCAAACACGAGCCAACAGCCACCCGCAGCTATGCACCGGTCGCCGTGGTTCTTCTCGGTCGCGCCCCGGTTCTTCGTCGGAGCGTGAATCACCTTCCCGTTGTCCCACTCGTACTCTCCACACTCAACAATCATGTCCACCGACCGAGGCGTGAACTCCCCCATTTCCATCGCCAAGGCCAGTTTCTCGAACATCGCAGCCTTGTCGTCGTCCCGGCAGGGCCAACCAGGTTTGCGGCTTTTCTTCTGGCTGCCATACTGCATCACTTCACGAAAAAACACGTTGCCGTAAGAAATTCGATCCACCTCCGCAGCAAAACCGCCAGACATCCCCGAGTCCTCCCAGCCAAAAAGAGCATTCCGTAACCACTTGGCCAATCCCACCGCGATTCTGGCAAACTTGATCGAGTCCATCCCCTTGACAGTATACTCTAGCACCTGCTCGCCAGTACGGTTGTCCAGCCCCGAAGCCACCGTGTTGCTCGAATACCCCCCCACCCCACCCAACGCAATGTCGCAACCAACCGTAAACGGCCCCAGCGGCGGCATGTTGTCAATCCCCGGCCGAAACCATAGCTTCAAAGGACCATCATCCCGAGGAATCAGACCAGTCAGCGTCAGCGTCTCCGAGTCAAATACCGGCTGACCCACCCACACCGGCGGCTGACACTGCTCTCGCTTCATCCGGTCCAAAAGATCCCTCGGAAATAGCTTCCCCACCGCACCCCGTGGATCCCGGTCCAACTGCGAAGCTATCAACCGAGGTGTCGAAGTCGGCCGAAGACACCGCATGTCGTACCACGGACTACGAACCACACCCTCCCACTTGAACCCCCTCCGCTCCAATCGACGCTTCAAGTCCGGGTTCCGACCATGATACGCCTCCACCGCCACCGATTCGCTCTCCACCCTCGCCTCCGGGCGACCGTCACGAACCACGTACGAAAACTTCGAGTGTATCGGGTTGTCCTTCCAGTCCAAAACTAAGTGCAATCCGTCGCTGTCCTTGGACTCGCACGCCTCATGAAACACTCCAGCGTCCGCGTAACGTGCCGATACCATCCGGATGCAGTTCGTCACGTCATGCAACGCCTCCATTACAGACTCGTCCTTCCCGCCAACTATGAAGTCCTTCGCGCCAAACTCGTCACACGTAAATACCGTCTTCCTCCCACCTGCACCAACGTCCTGACCCGCCGCGTAACCCACTAAACTCGCGCCATTCGCCGGATTTAACAACGAATGCTGTGAGTAACTCCGGTGCTCACGCCAACTAAAACCACTCGGAACCAACCAAAATGGTAACCGACCAAGACCCCAGTCCAGCTTCCAAAATAACGTGTCCGAGTCCGTCTTGCTGTCTATCAACGCCTCATTCCGCGTCACATATCCAGCCGAAAACATCGGATCACGTAACCATCGACGAAGATCAATCCACAAATATCCAAACGTACCACCCTGAGCACGACTCTTGTCCAACAATACGTCTATCGTCCGCTCCTCCCGCTCCGATTCGTCTACCGCCTTGTCCATCTTCACAAATACCCGCTCCTGGTGAACCCACGGTATGAACGGCCGTACCTTCACCCTCGCCCGTGGCTCAAATGACCACATCGCAAATGCCATCCAAAACAATACGTCCTCCATGCACGCACTCTCTAAAGCACGCCGAAACTCCAAATCCTCCAACGCCCGCTCCCGACATGCTACCCGCCACTCCAAGTTCTCCTCAGGTTCCTTCGGGTAATTCCAGTAAAATGGCGTCATCACTCTCACTCCACACCACGACTACAAATATACCACGAAATTGCCTAGATTAACACCGATTTGGGCATGGCGCCAGAGAGGGATATACGATGTGATGGGACCCAAGGCCCCAGGGGGGTCTGGTCCGTTTTCCGGTGGCCCACTTACCTCATTGGTGGGGGCTGTCCCTGTGCATCTCGTCCAGCAGCCGGCGTATGTCCTCGATCGCCATGCGCTCACGACGCACATTGTCCTGCTCGTCAACCTGCTGGGCCGTGGCCCTGGCTGCTACGTCCACGTACTTGGAATACGACCGGATGCTAGTCTCCAGCCACCCGAGCGTGGCCTTGGACGGTGGCGGGGCTGCGGCGCGGTCCAGGTAAACCACAGTCGCGCCACTCGACGTCTCCTCGATCACATCTAGCCTATGGGCCTGCACCCAGCCCAACTCCGCGGGAAGGGCTGCGTTGGCCGGCAACTCAGGCCAGGACGGGGGAAGGACATTAAGGCCACGGACTCTACCGGAATCGCTCGGCGCCGGCTGTGGCTCTGGCTGCGGCTCCGCGGCAGACTGCACAAATTGCGGGTGGAATCTATTAGAATGATGCGTGGCGTACGCGACCGCCTCTTTCCGCGTCGCCCCCACAGCCCGCGCCTCACGCCGCAATCGCTCCCATGTCTGGCTCCGGCTTTCACCGCCACGCGCGCATGCGGGGTTCAGGCCTGGGCGGTGGAAGACCTCGACACCATCAGGAGTGACGCCCCCCTCCTCTTGTTTCTCTGTTTGCGTGTGACCTTGCGTACTTTGGGCTTCGCCCGTTCCCGCCCCTTGTGTTTTCGTGCGTGGCATGGTGTTTGTCTCTCGTTAGGTTAGCCGTGCGAATCAGCTGGCGTATGCTGGTCATCACGCTGAATCACTCCGATACCTTCAAAGTAGGCGCGGGCTGCGGTCATCGAATCGGCCGCCATATTCCGGAGGTTGTCACGGTCGACAAGTTGGTGAGCGTCTCGGCTGGCAATATGTGACGCTGCGATCTGCGAATACAGTTGCATGGCAAGTTGGTGCATCGCCTGTTGCACGGCGGCGCGTTGTTGGGCCTCGCGCTGGCCTAGAATCGTTGGCGCCTGGCCGATGGGGGGGATATTGGGTGGTTGTGGTTTCACGGGGGGTATTCTCCTGTGAGGGGGTTGTAACCTCCGCAATGCACGCGGAGCTCCAGCTTTCGCGGCTCGTCGAGCTCAATCTCGTGGTTGGCTACGCCTATGAGGGGCAAGCCGCGGTACCGTCGCCGCGCGTTCACCCAGCATATCACTTCGTGGAGGTCGCCGGCATCGAATTCGCCGGCCGAGACAAGATTGCGCACCGTCCCGACCGCCAGCCCCGACAGCTGGGCGAGCATCGGGTACGTAATCCGGCAGAGTGTAGCGGGGCCTCTGGCCATGGGCAGTATTATAGGTGATGTCTGCGCGGGATACCATCACAAACGTGTGCGGTGTGCGGAATCGCACGTGCGGAAACGCACAGTGGCACACTTTTAGTGCTGACCGACACTGACCAGCATTTGACGCAATGACTTACTGTTATTGCACTTACTGCACTGCGTCAGAAAACGTGCCACACCTTGGCATGATATCTGCACTAGTACAAATCATCACGAGTGCCAACCGATGAACCCAAACAATCACGGCCCGCCCGGCTACCGTCTACCGGTTGGCACTGGCGTTTCGGGGTCGGCGCGGGTCTCAAATCTCTCACAGAAAGGCGACGAATTATGTCCAGCCCACTGTGGCATGCAGAGCAAGAGATTGATGGCGCACTCGCCAATCCTGGCGTACACAATCTGGTCAAGCAGATTCTGCGGTCCGCGCGCGAGAAAGACTGCGTAGACGCCTACTACGACGTGCAGCTGGCCGCAAATCTGCTCAAAAAACGGATGGAAGCCATGCTAGGGCGGTGACGGCTGTGACAGCCCGGCAACCCCGCGCCGCTAGGCGCGGTCTGGCGTGCTGTCCGCGGGACAGCCGAAGTGAGTCCCACACACATGAAAGGCGAAACAATGAAGGAATTGACTAAAACCATCCACGACAGCGAGGGCACGCGCCGATGCGTCCAGACGTTTACTTACGGGATCCGTCGCGTCACTAAGGACTATCACGGCGAATCGTGGCATTCATGGCTGATCATTCCCCGGGAGGCCTTGGTCGCGGGAATCCGCCGGCGGCGTGCTGCGGGCGCCCAGTACCACGATTGTGAGTGGTGGACTTTGATACCTGGGTTGGAGCGATGGATCGCGCCAGCGGGCTACGGTGGGCCCGGTAGGGCGTTCGCCAGGGAACCCCACCCTATGCGATACTCGCGCCGATTCATGGTGATCAGCCAGAGTGGAGGCTTGGATATTTGACAGCCTACCAATCGCGCACCCTACGGGGTGCGCCTTGCTTATATGAAAGGCGAAACGATGCTTGCTTGGTACTACCACCGTGGCCGATTGCAGGAAATAGACGGCGAGCATCCTGGCGTTATCGCCAGCGTTTACAAGGGCAAGGCGCGCGTGCGTTTCCACGAAGACACTGAAACGCTTGCAGTACAAGCACGGTCGCGTCATATCTGCCGACAAGCTGTTGCCGCTGTCTTGGATGAAGGTCAGATAATGCCAAGCCGAATCAATGCGGAGTGGCCAGGACAATTTATTGAGTGCTGGATTCAAGAATGGAGCTAGCGATGCATAAATCAATCACCCTCGAAGCCGCAACAATCTCGCACGGCAACGGCAAAATCGGGGATACCCCCAACGTGTCCCTTCTGCCGATTGCGTCATGCCCACCTGGGATACCGTGCGCCAAGGAGTGCTACGATTGCAAAGCGGTGCGCCAATACCGCGTCGTCAAGGCGGCGCGCCAGCGCAACTGGAAAGCAGCCCAACGCAAGCGCGAGAAATACTTCGCCGG